GGCTAAACACTAGCTCCACGTTAGGCCGGATTGATCCCAATCCAACCCAGAATCCCAACTGACGGCCACAGGCGCAGGGACGAACTTCACCCACACGATTGTGCCCTCACACTTCGCAGTGTTGATCGCATCGTAAACGACTTGCGAGCCAAACGACTGGCTGGGGCTCAAATCGAAAAACGACATGCCGGCAATACCCCAATAGAAATTCGAATCAAAGCACGGCACAGAATTGCCGCCGAGTACCTGCGGCGTCGGCAGCGAACACTCAATGAACCCTTGATATTGCAGCCCTGTGCTCGGGTCGCCCTGCACGAATCTGCCGCCGCCGGTCCAGCGAAATGGTGTCGTCGGAGTGTCGACACCCCAATAAAATCTCCCCCACACGCCCGTGTCGGCTGGTGACCACGGTTCGATCACCCGCGGCGGGTAGCCCGTGGCTTTTTCCACGGCCTCGGTCACGGCCGCTCGCGTCGCGCCCGGGGCCAGCATCGCAGCGAGCATTCGTGCGTTATATGCCGCATCACCCTCACCGGGATTGCGCGGCAGGTTGCTGCCGAAATAGTCCTCGCCTGCCAAGTCCAGCGCGCCGTTGATCGCTGTCTGGATTCTCGTCGCACCGAGCGCGTAAATCAGCGCGCCGTTCTCGAACGATAGCGGCGTGCCCAAGGCTGTCAGCACGCCGAACACCGCACCGCCAGTTGACAGCGCGTCTGGCGACGCCCAACCGTTCGGGTAGTTTGCCGCCATGCGCGCAGCGAAGTTCGCGGCTGTGAGTGGCGCAATGGTGGTCGGTGTGCCCATGAATCAGTACGGCCCCACCGTTATGTTGTTGATGTTCGTCCGGTATCCCTTGAACACCTGCGCCACGAGGTCGGCGTTTGAGCCGTTCAGCAGAACGCTGCTCAACTGCACCGAGGCCACACCTGTCACGCTCAAAGCCGCCTGCACCACGAGATCAGCGGCCACGCCCGTGCCGATCTGGGTGGCGTTGATAGCGGCCGCCACGGCGTTTTCCACCGCAGCCTCAAGGCCCGTCACGGTGAACCCAGCGGCCGCACGAATCGCCAACACAACCGTGGTGCTGACCGTCGCAATCGCGATCACCTGCGGCAGGATCGTGAACCCGCGCACCGCATTGACGGCGTTGAACACGGCGGTGATTAGCGACGACGGTGGGCTACCGGTGCCGTCGTCGATCGCGGCCACGAACTCACCCGGGTGCGAGTTGCCGTTGGGGTCCACGTTCTCCTCAAGTTGATATTCCAAATTCTGTTGTACGCCTGTGATGGCGGACACAATCGCGCCATATGTGGCGGCGAACCGGGAATTGATCCAAAGCACGAACCGAGACCGGAAGGCAGAATCCGATTCCGCGTCAGCACCATTGTCGATCGGCACGGTGTTCGTCACCGAGTTGATGCCCGGCACCGGTGTGGCGATCTGGGCAAGCTGTCCGGCCGTGACGTTGTAAGCCGATCCAATCACAAGAGCCTGCACCGTTGCGGTGAGGCTGGTTTGACCGACCGCCAGCACATAGGCGTTCAGCGCCGCGTTAAACGTTGGCTGATTGGTGTCCGCCACGACCTGATATTGCACCGCGCCGCCGACCGTCTGCACCACAGTGCCGACAGGAATCAAAATCTGCGAACTCGCCGCCGCCGGGTTCGAGAATATCACAGGGCCTTCGGCCTCTTGCCCCGGCAGTCTCGTAAAACCGAATTGCGCCATGAACGAATCGAGGTCCGCGCCGGTGGAGGTCTGCGCACGGGCGAGGTTGTTTACAAGCTGGACTTGCGCTTGCAAAAAAACCGCCATAGAGGCGACGGTTTGCATCATCGCCAGAAGCGCATCGCCATCCTGTAACGTCGGCTGGAAACCGAGCGCGGTGGCCCACGCGGCAACCTCATCGTCAACAAATTGTTGAAATGACTTATTTGGCAATCCGCTCATGGTGTTACCTGCGCAGCGAGTTTCCGACGTGCCCAAGCGGCAGTCGTCCCATCCGACATCCTTTTTCTTTGCTCGGCTGTGAACGTCCGTTTTGGAACTATCCCTAGTTCTTTATCTCGCCTATATTTCTCCCAGCGTCGCGCGCTCCCAGCCGCGAGCGCCGCCATATGAGTATCAGAATATTTGCATCCCTTCCGGCTGGCGGACATTGCCGAACGATGTGCCGCCGTTCTTGGCGGCTTTTTCCTTCCCTTATTTTTTCCGGTCATTCCCACTGACATCTTTTCCCGAGATTCAGCGGTGTGCCTCTTGCCCGTCATGCCCCTTGGTTTGCGGCCATTTGCGATCCAAGTTTCGACAGTCTTTCGGCTGGACTCTGGGGCTATGATCTTTCCCATGTTGGCCATGGAAATGCGTCGACCCGTCTCCGGAGACCGCTTCATACCACGGTGTGCGTCACCGATCTTTTTTTTCGTTTCTTCCGAGTGCTTGCGACCGGGAAATTTTAAACCTCTTATCGTACCACCGGGCTCCAAGGCGACGTTATAACCGAAATCGCTGGCATGACAGTTCGTCTTTGCCATCCAATATGACTCTCTGTCGTGGCAGCGCTCGGGATCAACATGCTCCAAAACCTCAAAGAGAAAAACGGATTCGCCGAATGCGATAAAGTCCACTTGCAGAGGCGCGCAATGGTGAGTTCCTTTCCTCAGAGCACCAATGTGACTCCATCGCCGTTGTCTAAAATCTATGGTTGATCCAACGTACACTTTGCCGTTGGTAGCGTTGCGAATTTGATAGACGACCGCCCCCATCACGTCACCTGAATCGAAATGGTCCCCGGCTGTCCTGTCTTGAGCGTAACCCCAATCACGATCACAAGCGTGGATGGATTCGGGTTCTGAAACACAATGCTAGGCGGCACAGTGCTGTCAACGTCCTCGTCCTCCAAAACGCCTTGCGCGATCTTACGCTGTAACTCTGCCTGAAATCCTTCGCTGAATGACTGATCCACGAGTGAGCCGAGCCCAACGCCGAAGTCCGGCGCGAAAATATCGCCGGCCGGTGTGAATGTGCCATCTGGCAAAATCTCTGCGGCGGTGGTGATCAGCCGCCGAATAATCCGCTGACGAACTTGTGTCCAGCCGGTCGCCGACTGAATCGAGCCTGATGGGGTGATGATGAAATCGCCACCGTAATCGAGATAAAAATCGCCAGCAACGCCGGGCATTTATTGGGCCTCCAAAACGCTGGTGAGTTCTGAATTTCCCATGGTTTGCGACGGTGGCGCGTTATTAGCTGGGTGCGTGTGAGAATTGAAAAACGCCACCATCGCGGCAGTGACAAGCTTCTGCACCGTACCACCAACAGCGCTGATCGCCGCCGATGTCGCTTGCAGGATCAGATTTCCTGTTGCATTGACCGTCACGTTTCCCGGTGCTGTAACCGTCACGTTTCCGTTTTTGTCCATCAGAATCGTAGAGCCGCCGGCCGGGCTCTTGATGCCGATTTCGCCTGGATTCAATTCTGGGAACGGCGGCGTGTTGACCTGATTCCACACCAAGCACGCAACGGCCTGCGCCCCAAAACCACGATCGATCCGCTGCACCACGACAAGTTCGCCTTGGGTCGGATTCTGAGTGGTTGCCCCGCCCATGGGCCCGTACTGCATCCCGCCGAAACTTCCGAACGTCATCCACCCGGAAAGCGTCGGCACGTCGTCGTCGTTGCGCGAGGACACGATGACCACCCGGACGCGGTGCGTTTTCGGGTCATAGTTCGCGACGTGGCCATAGGCAAACGGCGCATAGTCGCCGCCCTGCTGGTGCGCCGCAAACTTCATGTTATTGAGAAATTCGTCGGCCGCCTGCATCCCTCACCCCGCGGTAGTGGCCTTTGGCGACACCGGTTTGCCCTGTCCCTCGGGCTGCCGGTCCAGCATTGTCAGCGTCGTTTCTAGTTCGCCCTCGTCTTTACCCATCGTAAACGAATGCGTGAAGGCCGTCACGAAATAGGTGTGGCTGGCGAACTGCGGATTGATCAGGCCCCTGATCTGCGCCTGCTGGCTCGGTTGCACGTCTGGCAGATAGTCGCCCGTACAGGTCGCGATCAATTCCCGCTTGGCGATGTCGTTGGCGATGGCCTCCGCGCGTGACTGCGCCTGCGATGCCGTCAACCCGTCGACATGAAACACGTAAACCGGGATCGCGTTCTTTTTGCTCGAACCGATCGCGGCCGAGATTTGCGATGCCTCGGCCCCACCCCACGCGCCGGCGCTCACCGTGCTGGTGCCGTCGGGCGAATAGTTCGAACCGATGACGAACGCCTGCCCACTGGTGAGTTGCAACACCGTGGGGTCATACGACTTGACCATGACCTTAAACGTCAGATTGCGCCGCGGGTTGTGGTGGAATTTCAACTTCATCAGCGGCAGCGAGTTGAGCGCTGGGAGGTTCTGCCGCCATGTGAATTGCAGGGTTTCGAGCCCAGCCCCGGCCTCGCCGAAAACGAGGTGCTTTTCCGGCGTCACATAGACGACGTTTCCGGTCTGCCGGGCCAGCCGGGTCAGCACGCCCCAAAGCGACTGCGGTACGGCCGTCAGGATCGTGTCGGTGGAATCGCCGAAGATCGCGCCATAATCGGCGTTCGAGTTGCTAATGTTCGAATTAAGCCGCACGTCCGGCGTCAGCGAGAATTGCTGTGCGATCTGGGTCACGATGTTGGTCAGCGTTTGGTTCTGGGTGCTGACCCCGCTGTTGGCTTGTTCGGGTGATAGTTCTCCGCTCGAACCACTCAATAGCGTGGTGAGCGCCCGCTTTTGATCGACGAGCGGCCCAGACCAATCCCGCGCGTGGACCGACACCGCGTCGGTCGTGTAGTCAAAATCACCATCAAGATATTCGCCAGAGAACGGGTGGGTGGTGTTCCCGTCTTGATCGGTCACATAGAGGTCAACCGGCAGCGACCCGGGGTTGGCGATCGACAGCGCCACGAGGTCGACACCCGCTGCCGCCATGGCCGTCAAACTTGTCGTTGACAGCAGACTGCCGGTCGACCCGTACGCGCCACCGGTCTGCTTGTAGCTGTTCGTCGGCACTTGCTGGCCGCCGATCATCAGACGAGGCATTACCGCCGTCATGACATCGGCACCGTGAGGGTGAATTGGCCCGTGGGCTGCGGATCAGGGGGTAGCCCCGATGCGTCTGTGATTTGCTGCCAAAGCGAAACATCGCCGTAGTAGCGCTGCGCCAGAGCAAAAATATTCGGATTGATCACTTGAATCACGCGCACCCCGGTCACTGGGTTACCGACAATCTGACTGATGGCTGTCGCCGCCACCGAAAGGTCAAGCGCTGGCGACGCCTGCGTTGGGTCAGTCCCGAGTGAATATGGAAGGCTGTCGGCCTCAGTCTGCGCCGCAGCCACCGCGATGGCCTGCTGATCGGATGATTGGATACCAGCTACCGTGCCGTCGCCATTCAGGAGGCCGGCCGATACCGCATCCAGCAGCGCCGTAGCATCAATCGCCAGATTGGCCGGCAACGGCAGCCCGTCGTCGCCATTCAACAGGCTGTTGACGGAATCGACCTGACCGGAAAGCAAGCTATCGGCATCGATCAGCGAGAACGGAATGGTGCCGACACCGGATAGGTCCACTGTAGGCTCGAACGTGATCGTGTAGGGAACAAACCATTGATGTTTCGGTTTGGCATGGAACGATGCGACATAGCCGCTCCACGCGAACTGCCCATAGGATAGCGTAACTTCGTTTCCGACGGCGCGGATGCGGTCAAGCTTTTGGCTACGCGCGAATGCGTCGGTGCCAGTCAGAATGCCTGACCATGTGATGGGATGCGGGAACGCACCGAGAGGCTTTATCGTGATCAGACCACCCGGGAATTCGTGTTTTACGAGCGTCTGTTTTCCGCCGATGTCGCCGAGTTCCTGCGGGATTTCGAATCCCGATAGGATCACGTCATCAATCTGGACGAACAGCGTCATGGGCCGCCCACCCCAGTGACATATGGCGAGTTATGGATGCTGTCCGCCTCGCTCAAATTGTGCAGGTGACCCGCGGAAATCAGTTTGTTGATTTCGGCCAAGATCATTTCGGCGAGCGTCTGCGGCCGATCGGTCTCTGCCTTCACTGTGATTTCGGCCTTGACCTGCGTTGTCGGTGCGGCCGCGGCTTGTGCGCTACCCACAATTCCATTCGGCAATAGCGATGGAAAGGCACCGGCCAAAGCACCACCCATGAAGCCAAATGGAGCGAGCGGCCCAGGGGCCAAGGCCGCCCCGTGCAAGCCGCCGGCCCACATATTTTGACGTGTTTGCGCCGATAGTGACCCGCCAAGTCCTATGGCTCCGCCTGCGATACCACCCATCAAAGCGCCTGCACCGGCACCAAATGGTCCGCCCAGCCATCCGATTCCAAGCCCTATACCTGCGCCGGTAGCCGCTCCTGCCGCGATCCCACCAGCCGTCGCCGCTGCGGTCTTGTGGCCGCCAGCAGCCGCAGCGATGCTGTTAAACGCGCTGGTAAGGGTGTTGAGCACTGGGACCGCAGCTTGCATCAGCGGGCCGCCCAAAGCCCCCAGCATGTCGTTAAACGACTTTGTGAACGCCGCCATGGATTGGATCGGATCATTGAGATTGGCGGTTCCCAACGCTGCCTCGGGACTAAGAGCGCCTTTTGCCCGCTCCCGCTCTTGTACAATTTGGGCATGGCCGCGCAGTAATTCAAATACCTCGCGCTGTGCTGGGCCGGTGCCGATGATCTTGTAAATCTCCCGTGTTTGGTCCTCCAATCGAGTGAAGCCCTTCCGCTCCATCGCTGGTTCCAGAACATCTACAATGGCGGCAAGAGGATCATGCTGCAATCGCTCCACAAACCCCCTTGCTGCATCCGTGCGGAACTGGACGTGGCCGCCACGCTCAACCGTATAATCGCCCTCCTGAAATATGCCGAGCGCCTTTAATTCATCAGCTTTGGATTTTGTCATTACTCCGCCTGCAAACTGCCGCTGCAATGCTTGCGCAGCCGTGCCAGCACGGAATCCACCGATGGCCTGTATGATCGCCGCTGTGGTGTAGAAACCCTCACCGGTGAGCGTGCCAGCCGCAGGGCCAGCTTGTTTTGCATAGTTCAACCACTCCTGCGGCGTCACTTTGCCGTGCGTCGCGATACCGACCCGCGCCATAATGTCTAGCGTCGATTCGAATTGCCGCAGGTCGTTGGGATCGCTCAACTTGCCCATGAGTTCGCCAGCGCGGCTTAAGATGTAACCAGAGCCCTCCTCTCGGCCCTTACCAGTCAATGCCATTACTCGGTCAAGCGTCGCCATTTTCTGTGACAATTCGAGCGAGTGTTGCAGGCCAACGACCGAATACATTTCGCCGATCGTCTTGACGTTCTCGGAAAAGCCGGACCCAGGCACTGCCGTGGCAGTCTGCCGAGCCTGCTGCAAAACCTGCGTTATCTCCTGATCGCTTAAACCCAAGAGCCGCAAGCTGGCAGCCTGATGTAGCGGCTCTTGCGCTTGGTGCATGATATGGCCGACGCCCCATAGCCCAGCACCCACCGCGATAGGTCCAGCGCCGGCACCAGTCGACACCGACACAGGCCCAGCATGACCATGGACCCGGCCGAAATGAAATGGCGCGTGAGGTCCGCGGCCGCCACCGCCAGCACCGGGGAGGGGAGGAGGGCCGGGCGGCATCATGCCGCCTCCTGCAATTCGCATCCCTGCCCCGGCGCGGCCGGCGGCCGTGAGTTGAGCGGTAAGTGCGCGGGCGGTAGCGAGCGCCGCAGCCAGCCCAGCATCAGCGCGAGCAGCTCCAGCCTCCACAGATGTTGCCATGGCTTGCGCCGCTGTCGCGCTTTTGTCCATAGAGGCCGCAAGCGTTGCGAAACGTCCCGACAAATTTCCGATTCGCGTCGCCGAAATCGCCGCCAACTCCGCGCGCACCGTCGCGGTGAGTTGCGCCAGCTTCGTCATCTCGGTGGCGAGACGTGCCACCACTGGCGTGGCTTGATCCTTAATTTCGAATATAGCACCGACTCGGAGGCTGGTCAGCATGCCTCACCGCCTTGCCTCTGGTGGGATCAGCATCGCCAAGGCAGCCTCACCAAAAACCTCGCCAGCGTACTCTGTGGCATTGCTCATTGCGAGCGCCAAAAATGGCCGCGGCGGAATGCGCGAAGTACCGAGTTCTTGCCAAACTGCCTTCTGATCGTCAGACCCGACTACAACCTCATGGCCGGAAACCTCCGACACGATGCTGTCCCGCATCCCGCCGGTGCGTAGCAGGGGGTCTGTCGCCGAAACATGGCCAGTGAACCCAAGCCGTTCTTTTTGTGCAATCGTGCTGGCCGCAAGTGGCCTCCATTGCGGCAATTCGTGCCCAATATATTCGGCCGCCATCGTCTTGGCGTGACCACCGATGCGCGCAAGACTCGCATGGATCACGACCTCTGAGGTCGCTGCCGAACGAGTCAAAAACTCCGCATATCGTTCGAATGAAATCACCGGGCTATCCTTTCGGCTGGATCATGGCCCCGGTCTGCCAATTGATCTTCCAGCCCTGCAATTGTCGCGCCTTCATTATGAAGGCTTTCCGATCCAAAGGCGACATTGATTTTGCCTCTGACCACGGTTGCCCAAACTCAATTGCGATCAGGACCGATTCGCCGAACCCTTCATCCTCGCAGATTTTTTTTTAGCACCTGCGTATCTGACAGTTGGATATTACCCCAATATCGTTGCAGCCAGAAATTCAACTCGTCTATCCCGGTATCACCAACCTCATTTGCTAGCCGCGTGAGGTCGACCATGTTGGAGATTGAGATCGGTTTTTTGCCGTCAATCTCCTGAATCGACATCAGAACTCGTGCCAAACGATCGATTACCGCTGAGGCTTCCGGGAAGTGCATCGCGATTCGCATCGTCAGCGAAATGCCTTTCGGTGGCCCGAACAGAACCTTACGGCCATCCGTCAGTTTCACCTCAACAGATTCCACGTCCTCGCGTGGCGTGGGCGCTGGCGCTTCTGGTTCCGACTGCTGTTCGGCAGCCTGACGCTCGCGCATCTTGGCTGCTGTATCAGACAAAGATTGGTTTTTCTGCTGCTGGGTGGCGTTCTGCCGCCGCGGCGATGTGTTGGTGAGTTTCAGTTCAACGTCATGCTTTGCGGTCTCGCCCGCGCTTGGTGTCGTCATCATTTCCCCCGGCGGCTATTGAATTAGGCTGCGGCAAGCCCCGTCAGGAACGGCGGCGCTCCGCCGGTCTTGACGCACTGCGCCCACATGAACGGCAGCGACATATCAACTTCCTTGAGCGCACGGAAGTTGCCCAAATGTGTCGCATCCCATTGGACGCCAGAATAGAGATATTCGTCGATCGAATTGTCGCGATTCAGGATCGAAAGCGTGAGAGTGAACAGCGGGATAATTCCGGCCGAATGGTAGGCGTCCATCAGCTCCAGGATCATGGCTTGCAAGTTGCCGTTGACCCGAGCGAACGTGATCCTGCCGCTACCTCCGTTCCATACCGTCTGAAATAGTGGAATGCCGCCGCGCGTGATCGGCGTGATTTTCACGATGGACGCCGCAGCCTCACTATCGAAATCCATCATGTGGCCAAGAGCATCGATCGGAAAGCTATCCCCGTAATTGTCGGAGACGGCCACATTCGCATCCGTTCCGATGTTGAATCCCTGACCGTTCGCGCTAGCCATATTGATTCCCTCTCAGCTTCCCGGCTGAAATCGTTACGTATTGCTCTGTAGCTCTTGGCCTGTGCCCGAGCCGACTGTGACCACCGTGGTTCCGCCCTGCAACGCGATGATGAAAAACCGCACAGTCGCAAGGTAACGCACGCGGCACAGCACATAGAGGTAGTGTGCAGCGATCGACGATGGCGTATTGACGCCGTTGCCTGGCACCGCATTGGCCGCGCCGTTGAATGAACAGATCACCGTAAAATCGTCAATGATCCCGTTCTGGCCGTTCGAGCCTTTGAGGCCGTTCAAGAATGAGTTGAACGAATTGCGAACCTGATTGCGCAGCGGATCGTTCGGTTGCTGCGACTGCATCTGATCCACGAAAATGCCCATCTGACCCGCGAGCGAGCGCGCAAGGAATGACGTAAGCCGCCAATATTCCATCCCTTGCGTGACGGCGTTCAGCGATGTGCCCTGACCGTGGCGCGTGCCGAATTGCGCGCCGGCAGGAATTGGGTTGGTGATGAAGATGACGCCAGCCGAGGCCAATTGGCCAATTTCGGTCTGACTATAGGGCTGCACTGTGCCGGTGAGCGGATTGTTGCGCTCGGTGCCCTGCACCAACTGCACCGGCTTGTTGCCCCAGCCTTGCTCTGGCGAAAGCGTCGCCGCCATGCCGCCGATGAACGCGGTGGGCGGTACAAGCCGAGTAGCGTTGTTCACCGGGTCGTAGAAATAAATCCAATCCTTACAGAACGCGAACGACGGATCATGCTGGCCCAGCGAAGCCACTTGAGTGAGCGCGGTGGCAGTCGACGTACCGGTGGGAAATGGCCACAGCGTGCTGAGGCCGTTCGACCGACCAAACGCCACAAGATTGGCGGGCAGCGTTGAATCAGTGCTTCCGACGATCCACGCAATACCGACCGCGGGATTGACGTTCTGCAAGGCGTAAAGACCTGTTGCCGGCACGGCGGTATTGCTGCCCAGCAGGTTCGCAGTGGTGACTCCGGAACGGCCGTCTGCACCACCGGAGAACGTGTAGCTTCCTGCCGTCGGCGCACCCACGGCAAGGTTGACCGCGCCGGGCGCGCAGATTTGCGACGGCCCGCGCACGCCGCTGATGCCGTTCTTGATCGCATTGTTGAGCGAGGCAAAGAACGTAGCGTTCGGCAGGTTCGGGTAAAGCTCGCTGAGGCCTAACTGCGGCAGCGCAATGGTCGCGTTGGTGGAGCTGGCAGACGACCCCGTGGTGAGCGTGACCGTGATGTTGTTGCCTTGAACGCCGGTCCAGATCGCTAACAGCGTAAGGCCAGTTGTGGTGGTCGCACCGGTGCCGAGCGTTGCAGTGATGCTGGACCCGCTCGTCCGCGTGAATGTGCATTGGGGCGACAGAGCGGACGGCTGATAGATCGAAACTACCGCAGCCGCAACGGTCGCCGAAATCCCGATTGCAGCCAGCGCCGCGCTCGCGTTGATCGCTGTCGCAAGTTTCGCGGCAGCGGTGCTTAGCGTGTCTGCGGTGATAATCGGAATGGTGAGCGTCAGCGGACTGCCGACGAGCGCTGATTGCGTAAAGGTGACGGAATACGAATCTCCGTTGCTGATCGTGCCGGACAATGTGACGGTTTCGGCAGCCGACGTTACCGCGCCAGCAATCGCGCCCGAGGCCGCAAGATCAGTGCCGTCGGTGACGCGGACACCCCACGAATCAAGCACGCTTTGAGATGTCGCCTGACCGAACGCAATGGCAAGGTCGGTGGCGAGGTCGTAAGGATCGGTGAGCGACGCGGCGCTGATCGGGCCAAACGTCTGCATGGCCTCGAACGGGTTGCCCATGTTCTGGGGCTGATTGACGGGCCCCCACGAGGCCGTTCCGACTACGCCGATAACGTCGGTCGGGACACCGACAATGAACCCGGGCGGGTTCTGGATTTGGATGTAAAGATCGTCAGCGGTCAGCGACGCTGGGTTGAAAGACCCCTGCGGTATGATCTGAGCCATTGCCCACGCCCCCAAAGCTGCCCGGCTCGGTCGCTAATCGCGAATTTCTCACTGACACCGCAAAATTGCAATGCCCCTCACAACAAGCCCGGCAGGAATTGGGAGTTTTGTGGATTTGAAAAATCCAGCGACGGAAACGAACTCTCGCCTTCCCATTGTCCCACCGTCACCGATAGCACCGGAGCGAGCACCGCGTAAAGCACGTCGGTAGTCGTGATCGGATAATCCAGCGAAATCATAAAGTCGTGCCGATAAACGTCCTCTTGGCTGTCGTCCTCAAGGTCGTAATCCGAAATATAGCTCAATCGCGCTACGGTTCCGTCGTCCAGCGTCGGGCCAAAGTTAATCTCCGACAGCGCGATGGCCGATTCGAGCGCCGCCGTCATGACATTGCGTTGTTCGAGCGTCTGAGCCCAGAGAATCACCTGCACCTGCTGGTCACGTCGGCCAATCTCGCGAACCTGCGAACCGCCATTTCCGGCGTAGCTGGCAATCGCCATTCCGATCCCTGACACATTCGTGATGGTCACGACAGGGCCGGAAAATATCGCGGTCAGCACGCCAGCCATGGCCGTGTTGATCAGGTTTGCGAGCTTCTGCGCCATGGTGGCCAACGTGTCGTTTTGGACACCGATCGCCACCACGCCGTTTGTGGTGCCACCTACAAAACCGGCGAGCGCCGACACCGCATCACCCACGTTGACGGACCCGCCCAATGTGATCGTCGCTGTCTGCCCAGGCGGCAGCCGATTGAGAGAAAGCGCTGTGGTTAGCGCTGCTGGCATCACAGTTTGGCTGATGATGTAGGGATTCCACCGCGTCGTGTTCTTGCTGATTTTCCGATCGTAGATCGAAACCGCGGCCTGCCCGGTCTTGGCGATGTTCTGCAATCGGCCGATCGATGGATATCCGATCGCCGCCTCGTAGCTCGTGAGCGGGTTTCCGCTTGGCGATAACGCCCCCGTCACGAGGTCCAGCACACCTTTCAGGACATCGAATTGTGCGGCCATCAGGTGAGCCCGGGAACAAATTGCGTGTTGCTCGGATCGGCGAAATCGGTTGAGGCCGTCTGACCGCTGCTTACGTCGTCGCCAGCAATCTTACGGTCGATCGCCAACTGGTAACCCGCCACGCCCGTCTTTTGCTCATACGGCACCGCGATCAAGTAGCGCGAGCCATACTCGTCCACCAGTGCATCACCCTCTTTCGGGAAATATCCGGGCAGCGGCGGCAGATACGCGAACCACTTTGCCTCTTTCAGCATCCCTGGGATTCCGGGCTGAAAAACCCAGTCGTGCTGCCGAATCGCCGCCGTGAAACCGCACGGGATGAAATTGGCGTTGTTCGCTCCCGGAACGCCAAAAGAATAGGTGCCATTGATCAGCATCAGCGATCTGTCGTTGTCGAGAGTTTCTTTCCAATACTGCGTTGATCCGCCCGCTGGCGTCGTGGTCGTCGCAGGCGAGGTTGCTGGCCGATAAATCTTCACCCTTCTGTCAATTCTCGCGCCCACCGCCTTGTTCTCTGGCGGGTGCCACGCAAGGCACATGCCGTTGAACTCGATTGTGGTTCCCGGAACTTGCGTCGCGCCAGCACCGTAGCTGATGTTCGGCACGAAAGCCGCATCGTTCTGTACGAACACGTCGCCGACCAAGAACGGATTCATGTTGGCAACGATGTCGTAAAACAGCGCCACGCTCTTGATGCCGAGTTCCAGCTTTCCCTCGGACAGCCTACGGCGCAGCAGCGAGAATGCAGTGCCGGCCGGAGTAGCCACCGGCGACCATCCGCTCGGGAAATCCCCCGCGCTCGTGCTGATCAACCGATAGGCGAGGAACGGCATGCCGACGTGGTGCGCGGCGCGTCCCTTTCCTTTATCTATATGTCCTTGTATTCTCGCATAATTACTCATCAGAACACCTGCCGGGGGGCACTATGCCGCACAACTATATCGCGTTGCCAACGATAGAGCGACTCAATGAAGTGTTTCACCTCAACCGAGAAACCGGCGAACTGACTTGGAAGCCCCGCGATGGCGAAAAAAGCTGGAATGCAAAATATGCGGGTAAGATCGCTGGCTGCACGAGGAAAGACACCGGCTATCGGGTTGTCGCCGTCGACGACAGACTGTATCGGGCGCACCGCATCATATGGAAGATGGTGAACGGGCGCGACCCAATTGCCGAGATTGACCATCGCAACCTCAGCAAGGGAACGAACGCGCCTGATAACCTGCGCGAGGCCACCAGCGCCCAAAACAAGATGAATCGACCGGTGATGGTAACGAACAAGAGTGGTCTCAAGGGCGCTCACTACGTCAAGCGACGTGGCGACTACATGGCCGCAATCTCGGTAAAAGGCCGTCAGCGTTATCTCGGATATTTCCCAACTGCGCAGGAAGCGCACGACGCCTATGTGGCAGCAGCGCGCGAGATACACGGCGATTTTGCGCGCGGCTAGCATTCCTCAAAAACGCCGTTCCTGAGAAACCCGTGCCAATGATAGGTTCCATCCGGGCCAACGGCGGCCGCCTTCTTACCTGTGGGATAGCACCCGAGGGATGGGGTAACAGTCGGTTTTTGCTCGTTTCCGTCGAATGACCACTTATTGGGACCGAATGACGCACCATAGTGGGCACAGCACCCGCAGGGGCAGCCGAACTGCAAGCGGGTTACAGCGCCAGTGCCATCGCGGTCAAACACGGCATGACCTGCCGGCGCATCCCACGGTAGGCTGTCGACGATCACAAACGGCGCATTACGTTTTGTCACGAAGGTGCTCCGGCAGTTCTGGCAGCGGCACTGTCTGCCCCTTCATCGCGTGCGTGCAATCGCCACAGAAATTAATCTGTCCAGCGGTCAAAATATAGTGGCATCGCTCGGTCGGTTCCGCTGGATCATAATGCGGATGCTCTGGCGCG